GCGCATTTTCCAAACGGCTCAAATTCATCGATTCGGTGCGCGCAGTTGATGCAGGTTTTTGTCTCGCTCATTTGGCACGCTCCGCAAGCATGGAATCGGCAATCTCGTAGGCTGCACTTGCGCACTCGTATGGACCGATGTGGTCGATCCAACCGGCTGCGGCGACAATGACCAACGCCTTAGCCGCGAAGAAGTCGCGCAGGGTCATGCAAGAATTAAACCCGTGTTCCTGCAATGTTGGAAAGGCTGGTCCTCCGTCGTGCTCACCCATAATATTTCCCCTTTTAGTAGTTTTTAATATTTCCATCCAACGCCCCCTAACCCCTGAGACCAGGGAAAGAGAGAGTTAGACGCCATCCCGATAAATCGGATTCCTGCCAGCTACTGGTCCATCCAGTACGCCCTGGGCCGCAGGATCAACGCCAGCCCCCGGATTCTGGGAATTGCACCCTGCGCGGTGTTCTGCGCTACCGGTCCCGTTTCATCCCACGCGGCCCGGAATAAGGCCCTTGCTGTCGTGTGGGGTACGGTCGATGTGGAGCCAGAAACGCAAAAAGCCACTTGGGTTTTCCGCTCTTCACTTGTGGACGCAAGGTGGGATTTAACCCAGAAAAGCAGAAACCGAAGTGGCTTCTATTCGTCAACGCGTCCACATCGACAGCCAAACTTTACTTTAGGAATTTGACTGACGTCAACTACTTTATTGATTTTTCTCAACTGAGGCGCGGAAATCCAACGCTATCAGCCACGAATCGCTCAAGGTGTTTAATCGAAAAATCGTTCAACGACAGCGCCAGGTCGGCCTGGGTGAACGAGATAAAGTTTTGCGACCATGGCGTGGTGATCGACATCGCAACCTGTTCCACGTCATTGGGAAAATTCCAGAAGCTGACGGATACCATGTGCTCAGGAACGAACGAGCCGGTGTCGATCAGCATCAGGATTTCGCGCTTGATGGTGTTGCCAGAAAGTAGGTGTTTCATGCTGCCTCTCCTTCCACAACCCTGACGGCCACGATAACGCACGGCTCGGCAGCGTACAGCTTGCGCACCGTTAGAACCACCACCTGGCTGTCATCAACCCAGCAGATACCGTTCAGCGCGTCCTTAATCCCCTTCAGCACGTTGTCGGCGTCCGGCTTCTTCGTGGCGCGCACGCGGCCATCTAGAGCCGCAAGTCGCTTGGACTTTGACCAGCTTTTTGGTATTTCCATTCGCAGTTCAAGCATGATTTCAACTGGGCGCAATAAAGGTTCGATTGGCCACATTGCGCGCTTTGCGATGCCGGCCACCAGGGCCTCATATTCCTGCGTTTTCTTGGGAGTGTAGACGCGCGCGAAGCCACCCACGTTCGTGAACTTCGGGCGCCCTTTTGCCACTGGCTGGCCTGGCACGGTGAACTGGATCATTTGAGCAGTCCTTTCTGCTTGAGTTTGTCACGGCTCAGAGAGCGCGCGAAGTCGAAAAATGCATCCACCGTCGTGCGCGGCATCACCGAATTTGCATAGCCGCCATCCAGGAAGGCGTGGCACGCGGAACAGCCATAGCATCCCTGTTCGTCCGGCGCCTTGATGCCCATCCCCTTGCCATCGGCCACGCGGTTGCTGTGGCACCAGACCGTCGTTTCCGGGTTCTCATTGCACACGCCAGGAAAGCGAAGCGTGCAGTCCTCGCCGCGCGCGCTGGCGCGAATCGGCGTCATCTTGGGGCGCGCCGACTTCATGCGCTTGGGGCGCTGGTCGGGCGTCTTGGCTTTGAAGGCGGTTCGTGCCAGGGGTTTCCCGCGATTGACGAAGGCCGTGCGTTTCATGACAACCCAATCCCGAAAAAAGCCGCAAGCAATGGGTCCGGCGCCGGAATCTTCTTGTGCGGCACGCGGACCTGGTAATTCACATCGTCGCTCATGATGTGGAAATGCCGGTCTGGATCGGAGCAAAGGCGCTTCTTTGGCATGTCGGTGATGGCGCGCTGTGGTCCACTCCCCAGCATTTCGAACAGCTTATCGATCACCGATTCGTCGTCGCACAGCTTGTAATAGGTTTTCTGGTAATGAAGGTTCCCGACTCCCTGCTCGCTTTCAATTCTGGCCACCTCGATAGCACCGAAGGCAACCAGCTCGCGGATGTACTTTCGGGCGCCTGATGGTGAGAATTGCAGAAGGCCCTGAATATCGATGAAGGCCAGTTCGTCATTGCGCATGTGATCAACGATCTTGCGCATGTTGTCAACACGGCGAATGGTGGCTTCTGTCGTGCGGATACGTCCTATGTCTTTGGTCATGCTCTTGGCCTTTCGAATTGAGAGAGAATCGCTTCCATGCCCTGCTCAGCGACCTGAGCGGACACGGCGGGGAAAAGGTAGTGCTGGGCGTGCTCGGTGCGCAGGAAGGCCACCACGCCCTCGTGGAAGTCGCGCATTTCGTCCTCTTCGCACTGGTCGAAGCTGATGGATTTCGGGACCGGGAAAACACCACCTTTCGGCCCGGTCATCCAAGTCACAAAGCCACTTCCTACTTTTAGCCAGAGACGAAATTGCTCAAAGTCTGCAATGCGCTCCTGGGCCTTGAACACTTTGCTGATGACGGCCATATGAAGCCGATGAAATGCCCCATTACGTGGGCGCTCCGTCTTGAGTGCGAAGAACTCGCCAGACCCGGCCTCATTCAAGGCCCTACAGAAGCGATTCCAGGCGCGTGTGTCCTTCTGCGTGGCGCCGCTCAGATGCTCAAACAGAAAGCGCCGCACCACCGCCGCGTCCTGATCGGATAGACGCGCATCGGTTTGCTTGACCAGAACTATCTGCATTACTGCCCCGTGTTTCGAAAGAAATCAGCCAACTTCTGCACGGTCGCAAAAGACGGTGATATGTTTTTGCCCTTGGCAATGTTGTAGATGGTCCCGTAGGACAAATCCACTTTCTTAGCCACGGCTGTCAAATTCGCGCATTGAAGCATGCGAACTATGTATTGCAGATCATCATTTGCCACTTTTTGCCCCTTGGTTTGAATCAATTAACTCATACTGTATTATAAAACTTCGCACAACGCAATATAAAAATATATGCAAAAATGCTTGACGGAAGAATTTACCAGGCGTATCGTTATACACATCGGATCAGCAAACAACCAAGGGGAACAAGATGAGCAAAGCAACCAACCTTCTGAACGCAATCGCAGCTGAACTGAACACGACCGATAAAAATCTGTGCATCAACGTTGCGATGAGCATGCTTGTTAAATCCGGCGTTGCAGTCGATGAAGCTTTCGAACTGCTGTTCGGCGAAGGCGCTTACAAACGCTTTTCTGGCCAGGTCTATGAAGCACTGCGCGCCGCTTAATAACCCACCCAGCGCCGGTTCCGGCTGGCGCGAATTGATTTACCAACAGCGCCACGGCGCATCACAAAGGAGCAGTACATGAGCAAAGAACACAAAGGCCGTCCGGTTCTCGTCACGACTGAGTATCGTGGCGTATTTTTCGGCTATGCCGAAGACACGAGCGGCGACACGATCAAACTTACCGGCATACGCAACTGCATTTACTGGGACTCGAAAACTGGCGGCTTTGCAGGTCTGGCGGAAAATGGCCCTGGAAATGGTTGCCGTATCGGCGCGCGCGTGGACGGCGAACTGCGCAAGGTGACCGGCGTATTCGAGGTAACGCCGAGCGCCGCCGATGCATGGGAGACTGCGCCATGCTACAAGTCCTAAACGGCAGCGTACCAAAATGTGCTAAGGGCTCTGGCTCTGGCTCTGGCTCTGGCTCTGGCTATGGCTATGGCTATGGCTCTGGCTCTGGCGATGGCTATGGCGATGGCTATGGCGATGGCTATGGCGATGGCGATGGCTATGGCGATGGCGATGGCGATGGCTATGGCTCTGGCGATGGCTATGGCGATGGCGATGGCGATGGCGATGGCGATGGCTATGGCTCTGGCGATGGCTATGGCGATGGCTATGGCGATGGCTATGGCGATGGCTATGGCGATGGCTCTGGCGATGGCTCTGGCGATGGCTATGGCGATGGCTCTGGCGATGGCGATGGCTCTGGCTATGGCTCTGGCTATGGCGAAGTAAATTAATTCCTGATGGCGGCAAAAACAGCCGCCATCATGAAAGGACTATATGGACCGCTACACATCAAAGCATCCAGCGCGCAATGCCATCGTGATCTTACTGGCTATCGCGCTTGCCGAATCGCTTGTCGATCTTGGCTGTAATCTCGCCGCCATGGTGTTCCCATGAAGCGCAACAATTTCGGCTTCCCAGTCGTGGATAATCGACTGCGTGCCGCACAAGCCCAGGCTGCTGAAGTCCGCGCCCGCAACCTCCCCGCCGAATGCGCATGTACCGAGTGCACGCGCGCCCGCAACCTGCCAGCCGTCCAGCGCATCCTGGCCGCTCACAAGGCCCTGCATGGATAAGCAAACTATCGAAATCGGACTGTGCCAATGCGGTTGCGGAGAAAGAACACAAGGCGCTTCAAAAAATGACCGATCAAAAGGTCATATAAAAGGGAAGCCTATTGCGTTCATAAAGGGACACAATTTCCGCATTGGAAAACGCGGTGCTGAGTCACCAAAGTGGAAGGGTGGCCGCTCAACCGCTCATGGCTATGTAACCATAGACCGTAAGTACGAACACATCATGATTGCTGAACAGGTGCTTGGCCGCAAATTGCCGCAATATGGCAAAGGCGATCCGCGAAATTTGGTCGTGCACCACATTGATGGCGACAAGAAAAACAACGCAAAAAGCAATCTGCTCATTTGCACGCATGCATATCACACTGCGCTGCACCACAGACTGGAAAAGTCTGACGCGTGGCCGGAATTTCCAAAAATCACGCGATTCACAGGGAAAAAGGCAGCATGATGGAAAAGAAAATAATTCCCATTCGGGCCTCTTCATTCGGTCGCCTATTTGACTGCGCGTTCGCTTTTGAAGGTGAGCAACTATTGAAAATGCACCGCACCACCGCCCTACGCGCCTGGCTGGGCACTTCGATCCATGCCAGCACCGCAGCGTTCGACCAGGCCAAGCTGGATGGCGCGCCGATCAGCGCAAACGATGCCGCCGACGTGTTCGTGGAAACCTTCTGGAATCCCGACGAGGAAGTGGACTACAAGGACGACAAGCTGAAGGCGCGCGATGCTGAAAAAATTGGCCTCACGCTGCACGCGCGCTACTGTGCCGAGATTGCGCCGCTGATGGTCTATGAGTCCGTGGAAATGCCGCTGCAGCCGCTGGACATCGACTGTGGCGACAACCTGATTATTCGCCTCACCGGCACGCTGGACCGCGCGCGCGTCGTCAAGGTGGCAGGCGGCAGCGTCATCAATGACGTGAAGACGGGCGGGCGCCTGATCCAGGACGGCGTGGTCAGCATCAAGGCGCGCGGCCCGCAGCTCGGAACCTATCAAATACTGAAAGAGCATACGGACGGCAGCAAGACCGTGGGCGCCCAGATCACCGCGCTGCAGACCACGACAACCACCCAGGTGGGCGTGTCGCGCGTGTTCGACGCCAAGCCGCTGATGCTTGGGAACGAGCGCCACGAAGGCTTGATTTCCATGGCCGCAAAAATGTTCAAGGCGGGGCTGTTTCCGCCGAATCCCTCCAGCGTCCTGTGCGATAAAAAATACTGTGCGCGCTGGAACACCTGTCCTTTCCACGAATAGGAGAAGTAAATGCAGAACCTGAATGACATGCAGGCAAACCAGAAGGCCGGCACGAACGCGCTGGCCAATGTGGCAAACCATCCCGTGCTGGGGAAAACCACCTACCTGGACAAGCGCAAGGACTTGCTGGGCGCCGGCATCCCCGGCCACATGACGGTCGAGCGTGAAATTCGCACCGCCACCGTGATGCTGATGCAAAGCCGTGACCTGCAGCAGGCCAGCCCGGAATCGTTCTATGTGGCCGTCAGCGTGGCCGTGAATAGCGGTATCGGCCTGGGCAATGGCAAGGGCTACCTGATCCCATACAAGGGCAATGTGTCTTTCGTGCCAGGCTGGAAAGGCCTGGTCGATCTGGTGTCGCGCACCGGGCGCGCCAGCTGCTGGACCGGCGTGGTGCACAAGGGCGATGATTTCGATTATGCGCTGGGAGACAGCCCATACCTGAAGCACAAGCCGGGCGACAACGAAGACCACAAGGATGTCACCCACTATTATGCAATCGGGCGCATCAAGGGCAGCGACTGGCCGGTGGTCGTGGTATGGAGCGCGGCCAAGGTGGTGAAGCACCTGAACCAGTTCAACAAGGTCGGCGCGCGCCACTATGCCCTGAAGGACGACAACAATTTTGAGCAGTACGGGCGCAAGGTCGTGCTGCTGCAGGCCCTCAAATTCCTGCCCACGTCGCAGGATCTGGAAAGCGCCATGAACGCGGAAATAGCTCACGAGTCCGGAAAGGGCGTGACGCTCGAAGGCAATTTCGTCTACGTGAACGACGCCGACGACGAGCCAGCACAGGACGTTGCCGAGACCATCCCCCGCACCGACGCCGACCTGGTGGAAGTGAAGATCGAAAAGAACGAGCCGGTGCGCCAGCCCATCGACAAGGAAGCAATGACCGACGATGTGCGCACCACTTATGAAAGCGTAGCCGCCCAGCTCCAGAAGGCTGGCAACCTGGACTCCCTATCCGTGGCCGCTGATTTGATCCAGACGGTTGGCCACGCCGGCCTGCGCGCCGAACTCACGACGATGTACAAGCGCTACCTGGAAGAATTGAGCAATCCAGCGCCAGCGGCCAAGGAAGAGAAGGCAGGCGAGGCGGCGCCAGCCAAGCGCACGCGGCGCGGCTCCGGTGCGGCACCCGAATAATTTCACCCACCCCAGAAAGGCAATACCATGAGCATTGAAATTTTTAACCTCGTGAAAGAGCGCTGCATGTTCGTGCACTTGAACGTGCGCACCGAACTGCATGGCGACGAGCGCGAAACAGCCATTGACCTGCAGTTCGAATTCAGTGGTGCCAATAATCTGCTGCTGAAGCTGCACCCGGACCTGCGCAGCTCTTTTTACCGCGCCGACGACACTAAAGACCTGGCCACGCCGGATCACATGCCACACCTGCGTTACCCGCTGATGGGCGACATCAGCTGGGACCTGGAAATTCCGCGCACTCACCTGCGCATCCATGACGTGGACAGCCCAGCAAACGATGTTGTTCTGGCAGGTGGCAAGACCAACAAATTCAAGCTGACCATGATGGACGGCGGAACGGTCAAATGGAAATTCCGCTGCCAGTTTTCGAAGCCTGA